TCATAATAAACTTTTTTAAATGCAGATCCAGCTAACGGTAGATAGAAAAGCAATTGATCTAGCTCTTCATCAAACTCTTCCATTACGTGAGTAATTTGATAGTTCATAAACTCTTTAACTCTTTGCGCTTGTTCTTCTACCAAAGAATCGTAAGCACCTATTACTTGAGTTTTAACTGGGCCACCTGACGGTAAAAGTTCTTTGTAAGCCTGAGCTTGGAATGTTGTTACAGCTTCTCCTAATAAAGGGTGAATAACTCCTGACGCACCTTTAAAAGGTTCAGATCTTTCAGCATCAAATCTCATACCAAGATACTCTAATCCGTCTTTGTATGTTTTTTCCCAGTCTTCTCTTGAAGCTTTATCTTTTTCTATTCCTGCTATTAACTCATTAGAAATAACTCTTAATTCTTGATCATCTAATACTTCAGCTAAGTTACTATCAAAATCTGTTTCAACTTCTTCGGTCATGGTTTCGCCTAGAATAGCGCTGCCATCTTCTTGCATTTCAAAACCGTCAGTCCCTGAATCTCTTATTGCTTCTAAGGCAATACTCATGTTTTCTTGACCAAGCGGAACTTGATTCTCTTCGTTTAAAACCGTAGGATTAATTTCTTTGTCTATTGCCATTAGTGTAGTACTCTTTCTTTTTTCTCTATTACAGGTCCAATAAGCGATTCAGACAAACTACCAATAATAGTAATGTTACAATGAGATGCTTGTTTCTCTGCTTCTTCCCAGTTGGGAGCCACAATTAAAGGCCCACCCAAACAATCTCCTTCTTCCTCATATTCTGTAAGAAATATTAACATCATTTTAATAGTATACCCTCTTTACTGGCGCTTTCTCTCTGTCTTCATAGTCATCACCAAGAGAAACTAGCCCACCCTCTCTGAATCTCATCAAAGCTTGAGTCATAGTATCGCATAGGTCATCATTTTTGCCAAAAGGAAATGACGCACATTCTTCTATCATTTCATCTGCAAACTTTTTTTCTGGAGCATAAACTAAACCAGACTCAAAAATAGGTGCAACTGAATGCATTCTTGTAGACTTATCATGCCCTCTGGTTGGAGAATAATTAACTACGGGTATGCCTAGCCTTCTTAGTTCATGAGTTAAAGGAGTACCTGAAGCCTTTGCTTCAATTAATACCATATCAGGTTCCCAGTATTGGTATTCTTCGTAAGCCACTCTTTTTAATTCTGGAAAATCCCAACGATCTTTCTGAGCATCTAACAATATAACGCAATCAGGAGAATCAGGCGTAGGTCTAAACACACCCCAGGTTGAAATAGCTGAATAGTCTGCTGTTTCTTTTTTACTAAAAGCCGTATCGTAACTTTGTATAATGTAACTTACTGGTGGCAACGTCTCGCTTTCCCAAGCATTCCACCATTCTCTTTTTACAATTGAGCCTTCTTCAGAAGTAGGTGTCTGCATCCATTGTGCATTCCACTTTTGTACTGGCAAAGATGCTTTTACTTTTTTTAATTCTTCAATAGACCAGAACTCGGGCCATAACGGATTGTCTGTATCAGGAAAGATTGCTGGGAACTCAACCACATCCCATTGGTCAGCAGAGGATTCTTTTTGCTGTTCTAATAATTTTGCTGTTAGATCTATTGAACTCCAGCGAGTCATCACAAGGATGATTGCGCCTCCAGGCTGCAAACGCTGTCTAGGTCCAGAGGTGTACCATTCCCAGCAGGCTTCCATAGCCGTAGGACTCAAGGCGTCTTGCTCTGAATGAGGGTCATCAATTATAAGTAGATCCGCACCACGACCCGTAATCGCTCCCCCTACCCCCGCAGCAAAGTATTCTCCGCCTTTGTCAGTCTCCCAACGACCAGCTGATTTACTGTCAGCTTTTAATTCTACTTCTGTAAAGATTCTACGATACTCGTCTGTATCCATCATGTTACGAACTTTACGACCAAACCTTACGGCTAACTCACCTGTATGAGTTGTCTGCATAATTTTTCTTTTAGGTTGCTTACCCATAATCCAAGCTGGAAAATAAGTAGAACAAAATTCAGACTTGGTATGACGAGGAGGCATATTAATAATTAATCTGTTGCATTTACCATTAGCAACGTCTTCTAACTTTTGTGCAAATATTTTATGGTGACGGCCACAAATAAACTCAGGCCACATGTGATCAATAAAATCTAAGAATGTTTCCTGACAGCCTTCTCGTTTTTCAAGCAACTCTAAGCGTTCTTTTAGAACTAGAGTTTCTTTGATCTCTTGATCAGAAAGATGTGCTAGATTCATAAAGCAGCTAGCATATTGTCTATACTAACAGGACCACCTGCCTTAAATGCGTCAACGCCCTTCTCTTGAACCAGCTTTCTTATCTCGTCATCAATTTTAACGTAGGTGCCATCAAATTTATTTCTTGGGCCTTTAAACTCAATATCTTTTGGTTTTAAAACATAATCTTTAGGATCTAGACCAAGCTCCCTAATAATTCTATCTATTTCATTTTCTCCTTCTCTAAAAACGCCTTGTAATAATTTGCTGCCTTCTCCTCCCTCTTTGCCTAATCTTTTTGCAGCTGAGTCAAAGTACATTCCATCTTTTCCTTCTTCTACAGCTTTTAAAAAGTTAGACCTAATAGGCAATTTCATATAGTTTGTTCTGGTGCCTTTAGCATAAGGATCAATAGGATAGCCTTTTAATCTATCTGCATTAACTTGAGTAGCTTTTTTAAGAATCTTTACTCCGTTGCCTATATCAAACGTCATTTCTTTATTGTTGACCATTTCATTAAAATAATTTAAAGCCCTTTCCCCTGGAGTTCCTGGCCCATACTTTTGTACAATAGCGTTTGTATTAGGGTTTTCAACTACCTCATAAAATATTTCATCTAAGCTCTTGCCAAGGGATTCGGTAAAAGGTTTTCCTGTTGCAGCTTCTAAGTCTCCCTTGCTGAGAGTAAAACCACTAAAATCATCAACTGCGCTGCTTGGTATAAGGTCACGAGACTTGGCTTGCATTTTAGCAAGTTTTTCTACGTCCTCTGCAAGAGATGGAGAATTAATATCTAAGCCTGTATTTTTTATTTTATTTTGTAAATTTATTTGATCTTGAGATAACTTATTAACTTGAGGTACTATTTTGTTGTACTCATTTAATTTTTTCTTTAAGACTGCTAAAGCTTTGCCATCAACATAAGGTGTAATTGGAAATTCTTTTTGTGCGCTTTTTACAACTCTTTGTATGGTTGAAAATGTTGAAAGAGGAAACTCAACGTTAATATTTTCTGGCACATAAATACCAGAAGTTTTTATAACTCCTTCATCTTTTGCTTTTTTAATAAATACTTCACGCAATTTTAAAGGTGATGTAATTTGAGGATTTTCTCTTGCAATTTTAACTGCAAATGATCTCATCTCATCACCCATACTGTCAGAAAGCGCGTCAATACTTTCATCATCAAATATTCTTTCTATTTGATTTCTACTATTTCTTTTAGCTAAATTTCCCATCTCTTCAGCATAATCAGATTGCACTCTAGCTACGTTTAAAAAATTATCTCCACCAATAAACTCTGTAATTTTTTCTGTTTCAGGAATATTGGGTAATTTAAACTCTGATGTACTGTCAAAAACAAAATGATCTTTGTGTGGTGCTTCTGAATAATGATCAAATTCTTTTCTTGTTATACCTCTGACATGAAAAGTATTTTCTTTAATGTTAGCAAACTCATCTCCTAGTTCTTTTATTTGACGTGAATGTTTATTGTTTCCTACTATTCTTTTGCTTATGGCATCTTTTTGATTGGTTTTAATGTATTGCGACAATCTTTGTCGGGTAATTTTATCTAAAGAACCTCTAGTCCCCACTTCCTCTAAAAGTTTTGGGTGTATTTCATTTGCCTCATCTAGTATGTTAAGTAATCTTAGCTCGCCTTTAGGTACACCAGCTTTTTCTAGTTCGTTTATGTAGGTTATTAGCTTTCCTTGAACAGGAAGTTTTTTGCTGTTATTAATAAACTTAGCAGCTTTAGATGTTAGTCCAAGGTTTTTTATTCCGCTTTCTAATGTTCCTGGGTAAATCATCTCATCTAAAGACAAGGGTTTAAATTCTTCTACTTTAGGTACGGGTAAAGTTTCTTCTGCTTTCTTAGGTGCTGCTTCTGTTGTTTTTTTAGGTGGGGTTGGAGCATCAATTACAGGGTCAATTGCTTTAACTGCTTTAGCACCACGAAGAAGTCTAAATAACGGTAATATGCTTATGGCACTAAGGCCAGATAAGCCGTAGTTTCCTAACGCACCAAGAAAGTCTTTTTCAGCTATATTTTTTGCACCCCTAGCGCCAAACTCACCTATCTCATAAACTGCAAGTGCATCTCCGATACCAGGAGAAATACTAATGGCTATTTGATCTACAAATGGAAGTTCCTCAAAATCACGATAAGCATCACGAATGTTGCCTTGTTTCGCTGCTTTTGTAAGGTTTGTTAGTACTTCTTCTCTGGTTGCCATTAAAGTATTTCAGGTTGGTAGCCTTCTAGCTGTTTTGTTACTTTTGCTTCGTCAACACTCAAACGGTTAAATTTATCTTGAGATTTACTCATTAGTTTAGCGCCTTGAGGTTCACCTGCATTATATTCTGCTTGCCCTCTACGATAATCCGTTTGTGCTTGTCTCTTTTGTTGTTTGATTCTTTGTAAACCATCATACAATTTTTTAGCTTTCTTTGCAGACAATCCTGCTTTAACAAATGGTCCACCTGCTAGAGCTGCATAATCAATTGGGTCTGTTGGATCAAAAATAATATCAGTTATATCTTTAACTGAAATGGATTCTTCTGGGGGGTTATCTAGTTTTTTTTTTCTAAACTAGAAAGAATATCGTCAATATTTTGCACTTCTTGTTGACGCGGAGTTGGTTCAGGTCTTCTTAAAGGCATATTAGGACCCGTAAGTACAGAAAAAGGTTGCATGCCTTGTTGAGCATCTAGCTCTTGCATTCTTTGATCTTCCATATCTTGATTCATTTGTTGATCGTATGCTGATCTTGCTCTGCTTACATAATCATTAATGTCTTCGCCCATCTCGCTAGCTTTATTTTTTGCAAGATTTACTACCGATCCTACATCCATTCTTAATTGTGCAAGATCTCTTCCAAAAGCTTCAGGACTTATAAACATCAGATTATCTTTTGAAAAAGGTTCTCTTAGTTCCTGAGTGCCATCAAGTCCAATAGCAAGACCCGCTCCAGTTCCTCCAATAATTAAATTCTCGGTACCTCGTCTTAAAGAATCTGTAAGTGGAGAAGTTGCTCGAAGACTTGGTATCCCAGTTGGAGGAAAATTACCAAATTCATCTGGAAAATATTTATTAGTACCCCTTTGTGCTGCTGCTTTTGATCTTGCAAATTTACCTGCGGCTCCCATAAGAGGTCCTCCAACCGCCATCATCATTCTTGGTTGGCCTTGTATTTGATTCATAAGACCAGGTATACCTCTATTCATAGGACCCCTGCGAGGAGGTAAAGCTTCTGGCATTCTAAACATTCTAGCTTCCTCT